GTTTTCCTCCAGAGCACCGACTATCACAAACACATGGAGCGGTCTAATCCTTAGACTTCTTGGCTTCTTCTGTGATCTTTTCTATTCTGGCTTCTTGGTAGTGCTCACGCATCTCCTTTAGTCCGATAGATATTCGGCTTAAAGCAGCATCAAGCTTCTCGTACATAGGGTCAAACTTAGAGTCAAGAGCATTAGTTTTATGTATCAGTGACTCTATGGTATCTACCCGTTCGTTTCTCCAATCAGCAAGAAGCTGGTCGTGCTTATCTTGCATTGCATCTAGTCTCTTAGTGTTCTGGATGTGAATCCACATAAGAAACCCGGCAAGGATACCAATCCCGCCAAGGTCCAGTAAAGGACCAAGCAATGTCTCCTCTAGGGACACTAGCTACCAGACCCTTCAACCTGCTTAGCATCAACGTATCCCTGACCAAAGATGTAAGAGATGACGATGGCTACGCTTAGCTGCATGGCTTCTGCCATTTGAATGTCTTCTGTCATTGCCTGGGCAACAACCGGAAGCAGCGCACCAAGGAATGCAAACCAAAACTTACGACTCTTAAGCTTGTCCATCTGAAGACCTCACATGTTCTAGGACGCGGGACATTCTATCACTCATAAGATCAATAGCCTCTCGCATCTGGTGAAGCTCCCACCAAACGATTGTTGCTAAAGCAAGCGTTCCCCCACCGCTAACTAAAGTTTCAATCATTCCGCTCTCCATTACTTCTGGCCCTCTCTCATATCATTGTACATTTGAATGGCAAAATCCACCAAGAATCCAATGACTTTCGCCTCTGCCTTCTCGCCAACAATAGGAATGTTGATTCTATTATTGATCTGATCAATGACCCACTCCCTCTTCTCAGGACCAGACTTGGGAATAGGAAACATCATTTCTGCTGCAAGAACCATGGTGTCAACCAATCTGGCTAGGGTTGCCCCATCCAAATCAAACTTACGAATCCTTTTACCAACCCTACCTTTAGGCATTATTTTAATATCTCCACTAAAAAAACTATAATACAAATAGCAAAAAACGAAAGAACTACTGCAACGCTGAGTATGTCATACCATCGGATCATTGTTGTCATATATGCGAACGTACCCGTTCTTCTTATCCCAAGTAAGAACCTGACCACATTTATGTGAAGATCTATATGGAACACCTAAGCTTAGGTGTATCCAACTAGGTTCTCCTGCAGCCCACCCTTCAAGGATTAGCTGACCAAACTTAAGGTCAGACTTCTTCCAGATCCATTCCCAAGCTTCTTTCAATGGAACACCAACAACATGAAAATCACATGCGGCACCAACTACATGCTGTGAAGATGTTGATCCTCCAACAGCAGAGTTCAGGGCTGGGCATCTATACCCACTATGAACAACTACTGGAGACTTATAGTGATCACGAATAGTTTGAAGCATTTGAGCAGTATCTTTTAATGCTTCTACAACCTCTTCTGGTGGCTTTCTATTCTCAGAAAGGTATCGCCTATGACCAGTGCGAGTAAGCTCAGACAGCGTGAAGTTAGATGCGAGTTTCAACGGTCGGCCCCATAGGCATGAAGAATCAAATCATGGATGGCACTTGCCAAAGAACCAAGCTCGCCAACCTCTGGACCCTCACCATCAACGGTCAAGGTAGCCAGCAGAAACGCTTCAAGCTCGGTGTTGTCGGGATAGGCCCGGTCGCCAAGCGTGGCCAAGTCAAAGCCTTCTGTGCTGATGGAGTAGGGCATTAGGGGTGGTCCCCGCAGAGCAGCAATGAGTAATAAAACTTAGCGACACACGAGATGTCTGACCCTGGGTCCGTGTCGCCAAATGTTCCAGCGCAGATGCCAACGAACATAGGATCACTTGCTGATGCTTTGTTACCGCTCGCGTTGTTGTTCGTGGGTGAACCAGCCGAAATCGCCGGAGATGCCGTGTCAACGGCAGTGGTGCCAATACGTGACACCCACATGTTGGTGGGCGAACCCTGGAAGATCTGAAACACCCCGATTAGATCGGAATAGGCCGCCGCATAGGCTGGTGAAGCGGTGATCGAGCCGTACTGGGTGCGGCTGTTGTAGAAAATCTTTCCAGAATCATTCTTGATGCCCTGTATGACCTGCCCCCCACTGCCGTCGGGGCTTCCAGCATCGGGATTTATTTTGTTGTTAACGAGTATTCCCCAGACCGGCATGAGCGCGGCATCGGCGGGTACTGACGACGTGTCCACCCAGACCCGTACTGCGGATACTTGACCCCAGGTGTGGCCGGTGTTGATTACGCAAGAGGCATACCTTCCGGGATGCTTGTACTCGCTACTTGACCAGGTTTGGCCAGACTTCCATGTAATCGTTGTGCTGGCGCCATCATCAGCAAACGTCACATGGTTGGTATCGAGCGGATTAGTAGACTCCTGAACACCGTTATTCCTGGTCGCACCTACTGGATTTATGCGTATCCATGGTGTGCCATAGGCAGTGGTGTTGCCGGGCAGCCCGCCCGCTACTGGCCCTGGGGATCGTGACCGTCGGCTCATTGATTACGGTGCCGTGGTGGTGAATGTTGACCCGTCCCAGTACCAAGCGGTCTTTGTTTTGGTGTCTGGGTTGTAGAGCATAGGATCAAACGTGAACACGTTGTCTTTGATGACCGTATGGATCGACGGGTCGTAGTGTGAGTTTGTCGTCCAATCCACGCAGCCTGTAGACAAAACCCTGCCCGTTACGGTCTCTACTAATACTTCTCGAAGCTGCATTAGAGTGTCTCCGTCCAGCCCATCACCAGTGCAGTCAGCGCACTCTGGGCCCCACCTGACCCATATGTAATGTAGTAAAAACCTTTGGTGCCGCCACAAGGCATCTCGCCAAGAAATCGCTCATCCTCGGTGTCTTTCAGCGAGGCCCAAACAACGGGCGAGTCAGTAGATCCAGGCCGGACGTTGCAGACGTTTGTTGATCCTGCAGTAATGTGAAACCTGTAGATGGCCGTGTCTGCCGTCGCCGGCAGTCTCGTTGAGCAGTCAACGTCGGCACCGGAGTTGTCGCTGGCATCGCACAAAACCTCAGTGTAGTCATTGGGCGTCTCCAGGTAAAAACAGCGGCGCAGGCTTGAGTTGCCGGATTGGACAAAGTTTTGAAAGTTGTTGTCACTGTGGTTGTATACCCATCCAACGCGCCTAAAGTGTGTATAGCCAGTAGGCAGGGTAGGGCTGGCAGCATTGGTACTAAAGAGACCCGCAGTCGCCTTACCATTCCCACCAATGACATGAACTGCGTACCAGGTATTGCCGGACTCGGTTCCAGTGTCGAGCTTGTTGATGCCCGTTACCGGGTCTCCGTCGATGATCACCGTGATGGTTCCGCTATTAACAATATCAACAGTGTCGGTACTGTCTCGGCACCGACCAGCCCCAATGGTGACATCCTCGGTGTTCACAAAGGTAAGCACCATGCCCGTCACAAAGCCTTCTGGTGAATGGTATTCAGTCGTGCCACTGAACGATCCTGGGCTTCTACTTCGACTCATTAGATGTCCATGCGGTTCGCGTAGCCAAAGACGTTGACCTTGTTGGCAACCGTCGCGAAGCCCTTGACCAGCAACCCATTGTGTAGCGGAAGTCCAGGCACAACCAGCACGGTTTCATTCGGCTGAATGGTTACCTTGATGTTGTCATCAACATCGGTTCCCCCGAACTCAATGGTCAGCGTGGCAGCAGACGTGTCGGTGTTGCAGGCCCAAATCCAAATCTCATCAATGTCGGTCGTACCGGTAACGGCAGTATGGATCAAGTAGCCAGCATCTGTGTTTACAGACGAACTTGTGTCTGTCAGCTTTATGCCTGTTCCTTGAGTGCTGCCCGAAAGAAGCTGCTTTGAGATAGTAGCCATGGTTAAATCCTACGAGAAAACTTGCTGATGGAGAATGTGGTCAAGGTCGTCAGCAGCAGCGCCGCCGCCAGAAGCAGCAGCCCAAACAGCATCTCCGCTACCATTGATGGTTAGAACTTGGTTCTCGCTACCCTCTGCCAGAGAGACAGGCGCACCACTAGCGTTACCAACAATGATGTGCCCACGGTTCAGACCATCGAGTACATTTAGCTCTGCCGCTGTAGAGGAAACCGCTGTAGCGTTCAGGACAAGCTTTCCATCGCCAATGACTACTTGGTCATTGAAGGTGGCTTTTCCGGCTTCCGACATGTCGAGAGTAAGAGCAGTGATACCCACGCCACCATCGCTGCCCTTGAATACATAGTCAGCGTCTACAATC